CACCCGTACCGGCTGAAGTCAACACTTGGCCCGACGTGCCCGCCAAAGTTGCCAAGGTCAAACCCGAGGCTACATCTAATGTTGTGACTTTGGCAGATCCGGCAGTCGTTGCACCAAGGCTTGTACCGTTAATTGAGCCACCAGTAATGGCAACGCTACTAGCTGCTTGCGTAGCCATTGTGCCAAGACCGAGCGCAGTTCTAGCCGCAGAATCAGTTGTCGCACCCGTGCCGCCATTGGCAATAGCCAACGTACCGGCGAGAGTAATCGTGCCCGTGCTTGTGACAGGGCCGCCGGACGTGGTTAAACCAGTTGTGCCCCCCGACACATCAATAGATGTCACCGTACCCGTACCGGCAATGTTTTGCCAAGTTGGAGCAGACGCACCGTTAGAAGTCAACACTTGACCTGACGTACCGGTTGCACCGGCTAGCGACAAGGTTGAATTGATGCGTAGCGTTGTAACTGTAGCGGCGGCAGCGGTAGTACCGCCAAGAACCAAACTGTTGGCTGTGCCGCCCGTAATGGTCACGGCAGTAGCGTTTTGTACCGACATCGTACCCAAACCGGTAATATCGGTGCTAGGAATAGTGCTTGATGCGGTCATGGCACTTGTGCCATTGCCCTTAACGTAACCCGTCAAAGTCGTAGCACCGGTGCCACCGTATGCTACGGCAATGGTTGTGCCATTCCACGCACCGGCTAAAACCGCACCGGTAAGCGTAATGTTACGGAATGTCGCGTCGCCCGAGGCGTCTTTGACAGACAACGTGCCATCAACTGCGGGCACGGTAAGCGTAAAGTTACCAACTGCATCAGCAGAAGATAAAGTGGTTGTGCCGCCTAGTGTATCGGCATCAAAAATTAAGCGGCTCATGGCAACCCTTTATTCGTAGATGACAGTTGCAGCGACCGTACCACTAATGACCACACTCAAGCCTTGGTTGAAAAACATACCGTCGTATTGGCCAAAAGGGTAGTAAGTTGCGCTAACTGGCGTAAACACACCAACCATTGTGGTGGTGGTGCCGGTCTGCACGTCATAAATGGTAATCGTGGGCGTGGCCGAGGCGGCGCTTACAAAGATGCCTTTAAGTTTGCCTTGACCGACTTTGATCTGTTTAGACGCCGTGATGTAGGTGTAATTTGCCATGATATGCCTTACGAAAGAAACTTCAATTTATATAGGGTAGACAGGTAAAGTTCAACGATTCCGTCGATCAAATTCTGTAAAGCGGTGTCTGATTTGTCGCAGACGTCATAGCGACACTTTTCAATTTCATCAAGTTGGTCTTGCAAGAACTCAGTCACGTTGGTCGTTTTCTTAGATGATTGCAACGTAATAGCACCGATCAATCCGTGACGGCCTTGGTAAGCCTCGGCAAACCCGTCAGCCAAGTCAATGATGTTTTCATAAAACTTTTGCAACGCCTTGTGCTTGGCGTACGATCGAGTGTTCAAATGCACCGAATGCGTAACATCACGCGCTAGAAAAAACATTCCTACAAAATCACAACATTTCACGATGGTTGCTCCATTGGGGGCGGTTGCATTTGATCCATAGGTGGCTGCATCATGCCTTGCTCGGGTGGTGGCTGTTGCATACCTTGATCCATAGGCGGCTGCATCATGCCCTGATCTTCTTGCATCTCAGCTTGCCCGCGTACCGGCATTTCACTAATGAGATCGCCCGAAGTAATCATGCCATGAACGGTGCCCAAGACAATGTCTTGAATCTGCTCGGGCGACATAGAGGCTTGCACCGCAGAAATACGCTTAGTTTCAGCATCAAATGCTTTGATTAAGTTAGCGTTTTCTTTAATCTCAATGTCTTTCATCTCAATAGACTTAGACACGTTTTGCAGCATCCCGTGCATATTTTCCATCTCTTTAGCCATTGCTTGCATCTGCTGCTCGGCGGCTTGAAGTGCGGGGTCTTTGTTGTCCGTATCCATCAATTTAGGGTCAATGGTCTTGGCAAAGCGTTTAGCCATCTCTTGTGCGCCAGGCCAATCCATGTTCTTGATGAACAGATCGCCCGCTACCGCCCACAACTGTGGGTTGCCTTGGAGCAATTGACCCATTGACTCCAACGCCTCTTGGCGTTTGGTCATGTAGCTTGGGCCGGTCGTGACCATCACGTCGTACGTTCCAACGCTTGGGTTGTAAATCTTGTCAATCTCAATACCGTTTTGGTCAACTATTTTCTTAACCGGTTCTTGTTGCATGGGGTCGATCTTGGCTGAATCAGGCTCGCCGTCCTCACCCATGATTCTAGCTACCCGTTGCGTATCGTAAATCTTAGGCACTAAGCCAATGATTTGGCGCGTAATGTGCCGAATGGCGCGAGCCAAATTATCAACGTAGTGATAAGTGCCGGTGTCAGTCTGACGCTCGCGCGCCATGATAGCCTTGCCTGAACGCTCGTTAGAGGTCGCGCCAAGGCTAGAGTCATATTGCCCTGTTGTACTCTTAATATCGTCGCTAGCACCCGCTTTGGCTTGCAGCAAGCCGCTTGACGCCATAGGGGGTTGCGCGCGTTGGGGCAAAGGCAATGGCCCGCCCGCACCGTCGGTCACATCAGGGTTAACTTCAAGGTAAGGCCAGTTGGTCGTGTTGGCTGTCTTCCAATTTTGCTCATAGCCTTCAAACTGACCGCCGTAGCCAATAAACGGTGCTTTGGGTGCCAAAGCTAGCATTTCTGCCTCTTGACTTACCCAATAGTTGTACATCCGCTGTGCATCCTTGGCATTACGCACAATGCCCGACACATGAATGCGTCCGTCAATCTCAAATTCGTTGCCAACCACTCGCACAACCGGAATCCAATCGCCCGCCCAATCGTTGCTTTCTAGCACTTCAAAGCCGTTGATTTTGCAATGCTTGACCTTTTTTACGTCAACAATGCGGCTTTTGATCGGCTTCATGCCCATCTGAACCATCTGTTGGTCTTCAGGCGAGCCCTTCATGGCGCTCACATTGCCGTAATATAAATTGAGCGTAGCCTTCTCATGCTCAACGTAGTAATAATCGGCAATTCGAATGGTGTCTACGCTTAACCAAGGTGCGTAGGATTCATTACCCACGCTTTGCGCTTGTAAGGATGACACGGGTTGCGCGTCCGGAAACATCCGCTCAAAGTCTTCGAGCATCAAGTCTTCAGTCACAAAACACCATTGGGCGTCTGACCCACACGGGTCTTGGATCGTTGGATCCATGTAAACTGAGAATGAATTACGAACGCGCCCGATTTTGATGTTTTGATCAAACGAATTAGCGTTCTCATACTCGGTGAGTAACCGGATATAGCCTTCGCCATACGCCACTTGGTTCTCGCAAGCGGTGTCATACGCCACATCAGCGTCAGACATATACTCAATGTGACGCACCATGCCGTTAAAGATTTCTGCTACTTCAACGTCAGCCTTGTCGTCAGCGGGAATTACTTTCCCACTTGGTCGATTTTGGCGTTGATCGTTGGTGACTTGTCTAACGTGTTGGGGCAGCTTGTTAATAGTAAGGCAGGGGCGCGCATTGATGGTTTGACCTTGAACCGAGCCCCGAGTAGCCAACACGTCGGCTGGCCATTGGAACTGGTTGTCGGGACTTGCTGCGTAGAATCGAAGGTCATCAAGTTCATCCTCACGGCTATCAGAATAGGCGGCAATCGCCATTGTCATGCGATGCAGCGCGGTTTCTATGATGTCTTTGTCTTTCATACCAATCCGATTACGTCCTTGTCTTTCATCAGGATCAAATCTTCATACTTGCGGTCAATTGTACCGCTGTACATGACATGATCACCTACGCTCACCATAAGGGGGCGTTTAGAGTCTTTCTTGCCTGGCCCGACTGCCACAACCACACCCGTTTGGGTGTCTGTTTCGGGCATAATAATCAGCCCGCTTTGCACAAACGGGTCAGGGCGTACCGCAATATTGTCGTGTAGAGGTTGGATCATTTCTTCTTTTCCGCAGCGCGTTTGGTTGCGTACGCAATAGCCACGCTTTGCTTAATGGGCTTACCGGCTTTGACTTCAGCTTTCACGTTTGCGCGAAAGGCCTCTTTACTGGCTGACTTTTTCAGCGGCATGATTACTGCCCGTGGATGATTGCAAAGTTAATCACAACCGCCTCAGACAACGTGCTGCCGCTAATGTTACGCAGCGTGATCGTGGCTGTTCCCGCGCCCATGCTAGACACCCAAGCGTTATACGCGCCTGATGTGCCGTTGGTGACGTTTAAGATTAGTACGTCTTTAGCTGACAACAAACTGTTGGTCAGCGTAAAAGTGACGTTGGTGACCGTGGCAAGAGAGGCGTTACTCATGGTGATCTGACCTGACGACTTGTTTAGCGTCACGCCAGTTGATTTGTCAGTTGCTTGAGTGACGGTGCCTTGGGCACCTGTTGCGTAGCCAATCTCTTGGCTTGCGTAAACGGTAGTAAATTCAGGATCAGCGTAAGCTACGCCGGTTGATTGCGAGTTTGACATTTTTAAGCTCCCATCCAAGAAGTTTGTGCGCCTTGCGGCGAATAATTGCGACTTTTAGGTTCTACATACTCACGGTGCGCGACGGGGAATGCAAACGTCACGCATATAGCATCTGCTGCGTCTGGGGAGGCTAGGCCCCTCGCTTTCATGTCCTTTTTAGACTCCAAAAAGATGGTTCCTTTTGAATCTGGCTTCATTACAGGTGATATTAAATCAGTTTTAAGCACTCTGTCACTAGGAATCGACGCGGTTTTAAGCCATTGTCGCATATCACCCCACATCTGAGCCCTTAAATTACCATACATTAGCGGGTTTTTGGATTTATTTCCAAAATTGACTCCTCTTATCTTATAGCGCTGCTCTTTTAGGCGATCCACGACCCCACCGCCCACGCCACCTTCGTCAATGACCACCAACGCGGGCTTATATTCCTCTATCGTTTCAATCACATGGCCGACAACGGTCATCGTATCGTCGCCCTTGTAGCGTTTGATACCGATAATGTCACGCCCTTGGCGTATGGCAATCACGGTCGAGTCCGAACCAAAGCGCGCAGGATCCACGCCCACGATAATGGGGGCGGACAGGTCTTTGAGCCGTGGCCGGCGCATGGCTTCGTCCACGATTGATGAAGATATGAACTGATCATCACCGGCAGACGGGAAGTCACCGTAGACTTCGACCGCAGCTTGGCTCGAGTCAGCACCATACTCGTCGATAATTTGCTGGTACACCGCTTTGTCCGTACCCTCGACCGTACGCGCATCCACAATCTTGGTATTCCAAAAGTCACGCTTGGAGTTGTGGCATTCGTAGAAGTAGCCGGTGTTGCGCCTAGGGTTGGAAAACGCCAACCAAAAACGGTTAGGCGTGTTCTCGGTAAAGAAGCCAGCGGTCACCGCCCAAATGGCGTCATCAATACCGCTTGCTTCGTCAAAGATCACCATCACGCCGTCGTAGTTGTGAACCCCTGCATACGCATCAGGGTTCTCGCTTGACCAGAGCCTGCCTTCTACCGACCAATAACGTGTGCCTTTCTTTAAGTCACGCTCGACCAGTTCGGTAATCCACTTGGCGGGCATAAGGCGGGTGGCGCTGACTTCAAACCAATGGCTGTTGAGTGACATCGCCAACCATTTGGTAATCTCTGCCCATGTCACCGATCGTAGCTGTGATTCTGAGTTAGCCGAGATGACGGTAGTCGAACCAATGCGTGTGGACAGCATCCACAGGGTTAGCCAACTGACCAACGCCGACTTGCCAATACCACGACCGGAAGAGGTAGCCATCCTGAAGGTGTCAAAGTCAACCTTACCGCCGTTTTGTTTAATGTGGTTTGTAAGGTCTTGTAGCACTTCGCGCTGCCATTTGCGTGGGCCATTGAAGTTTTCTAACGGTGTACCCTTCTGACCCCATGGAAACGCGTACAACACAAACGCTAGGGGGTCATCTTTGATCTTGGGTGACCAAAGCGCTGACATTAGGCGCATCTCTTCGGCGGCGCTGTACTGTGTCGTTTGCATCAGAACTTCTTAGTGTAGCGGGCGTTGACGTTAAACATACCGCGCGGGCCGTACATACCGCCAATATCTAGATTGCTGCCGTTGCCTAGATCGGTGTTGTATCCCGCGTCAATCCCGCCAGGCATCATCTGCACCGACCCGTCCGGCATCCGTACCATAACGCCATTAACGCCAGCGCGTAAGTTGTCGCCTTGGTAGCCACCGCGCGCCATTAACATTTCAGGCATAAACGCAGCCGTCTGACCGTTTGGCAGTTTCATGTTGTAGCCACCCGAGTTACCCATTACCATGCCTTGGAAAGGCGATTGCCGACTAGGCTGTTCGTCCATCATGGCTTGACGCGTCATAAAATCTTCGCTATTAGCTGACTCTTCTAACGCTAACAGCTTACGCCGCTCTTCAGGCGTCATGTTCTCTAGAGAGTAGCGCAGCATATTTAGATTCTTGGGCATTAATTCGTTGGCCATTGCCGGACTCCATATCTATAGTTAACCGTTGTTCGGCTTGCTCAAGCGCAGTAATAATACTGATCTGTTGCGTGACATCGACCTGCACTTGTTGCTTGGCCACCCAATCGTGCTTGTGTTTCAAGAACTCCAACGCCATCTTAGCGTCGCCGCCCACCGCTGCGTCGTACACGACTTGCGACATAGTCGCTTCCGCTTCGGCTCGGCCTTGCATGGCGGCTAACTCGACCACAGGGTCTAGCTGGCAGAGTTTGCGAAACTCTTCGGGCATCATGCCAGCGCGCAGCGCCAAGGCGTCATTAGACAAGCCTAGCTTTGCGGCTTCGTAGACGCGCAACAAACGCGACTCGGTGGCGCGAACTTCGCGGGGTGTGAAGTGGAGAGATAGCATTTTGCGATTGTAGGTCATGTAGGCAATTTATTATATAAAAAAATTTTGGTGGCCGTGTTGCAAACATTTTTATAAAAAAAATTTTGGGTGTGAACCCTCCGCTAGCTAGGGCTCCTTGCAGGGCCCTCCCCCCCCTACCCCATGCACTCAAAAATGCTTAATGCCACAAGGCCGTTGGCTCACTAAGTCTTAGTTTGTTGGACAACCAACAAGCTCACTAA